CACCAACAATCGTAAAATTTATTTGAACTTTTACAATCATAGGTTGTACTCCAATACCCTCCGGATTCAAATCATATTGTATACCTCCCCCTTCTTCGTAAGAGAAACTTACATCACCAGGTATTATTTTAGTATGAAAAAAATCACCAATTCTTAGAATTAAGACCGGAGGAGCTCCAAATGCGGTATTGACTGCGTTGTTATATTTAGGTCTTCCATTTATATCTATTACAGGTATTGTGTCTCCCGGTCTTGTACATTGATGTAAAAAAGTTAATCTTGAATTCAATCCTTCTGGAGTCATTGAATGAAAAGCAGGGTTGAAATACTTGATTTTTTGTTTCATTGAATCGTAAACAAACGGATCCGTCTCTTTGATCAACTCAAAATAATCACATTCTGTTAATAAACTTCTCAGTATTCTTTTACCAATCCCCTCTTTAAATTTTTCTTCTATTGTTACTGTGGCGGGTTTTGCGGGTAATGGTATAAGATCAGTTCTTGTCTCAGGTGTATCTCTTGTAATGGAACCTTTTTTTGTTTCCGTTCTCGGTTGTGCTTTTTCAAAATCTATTGATTTAATTGAAACTCTCCTACATGCCATTGCCGATAGTGAATATAACCTATCATTCAAGTGAGTTGGTGTTTCACCACTACATGTTATATTTACATTTTGTATATTTTGTCCTTTTGTTTTTATTGTGGGTATCTGAATTTCTTCACCTTTAGGTGTTAAAGTTATAACAATAGAACTTGTAAAATCAGGAAATAAACTATCCAAATATGCCTTTACCGAATTAGCTCTCCTTTGTGATAAGCTATAGTTATAGTCCACGGATGCTGGTGCTGAAGCACTTGCAATCAATTCTATAGTTATTCTAGGTTTAACTGAAGAATTTTCTTTAGGGAAAGTTTCAAAGTATTGTTTTATTTTATCTACCAAATCTTTATTGATGAGGTCGTAATTATAAACGACAGTTTGTTCAATAAATGTTTTAGCCGTGGTGTTTCCCAAATAATCAGAATTACTTATATAAGAATCATATAAGTTCTTGAAATTCTCATTATCACCTTTAGGTATATCATTTGCAAAATAGAAACCAATATCCAAACATGTAGAAAAATCAAATGAAGGTGCGGGAATAGTTACTTTCTCCTCAGTTGGGATTGTTTTAACAACATTTTCTGTTTTAATTAATTCCTTATATTCATCAGATTTAGCTTGAACTATTTTTTTCTGTAAATCAACCAATTGACTTCTACTTAAAGTGTTCCATCTTTTAGCCAATTCATATATATCATATTTGAGACAACCCGCTATGAATGAATCAACAATTTCATTAACACTGGTTGTTTGTTGGTTCGCAAGTTCCTTGTTTACTATCAAATTCAAAATTGATGGGTGGTCAACAATTATTTTAAATGATAAAGATCCACTTCTTGTTGTATCTTTATAAGCAAAAATTGGTTCTGGTCTTCCCAAAAAACTAGTTGAAGCAAATGAAGGTTTTGAACTCTCGTTGAAAGTTAACCCATAGGGTGGAAACCACATAATCCTCCCTCCATTCGGCCCCTTTTCACATTCAGGTAAATCATCATAAGTTAATCCTGCTCTATTTGATGTTCTCCAAGCCAAATTTTCTATTGAGAACATGTATTTTTTTACTTTACCGTCTACAATATTTGTGGAACCGGGGTTTTTAAGGGGTGCTATGTTTAAATTATATGTATTATCTAAAACTGAATACGAAAACTTTCTTATATTACCATCTGTTTTTTGTAGATTTGAAAAAGTAAAATAAGGTTTGTCTTTCGTGAAAACTCTACAATATATGTTGTCGTTTGTATAAACACCTTTTGCAGGATTTGACCATTTTTGTATTTGTGAACCTTTGGTCATTGTTTTATAACCATCATTAAAAATGGTACTCACTTGATTTATCGCATTACCAACATGAGAAAATCTATTTGGTCCATTAAGATCATCAGCAGATGTGACAAATCTTTGTGTATAATCCAAAATAGATGAATTTTTAAAATCAAATGAAGTTGAATTGAATGGAGGTTTTATATTATCCGAAGTATACTTGGGTGATGTCCATGCAAACCCTCCTGTTAAATCACCACCATTATCCGTGATAGATTTCCCCGCTAACCCAAACTCAAATCTTTTATCCGGTCCTTCGTATTGTTTACCCAACTTGTCCGGACCATACATCGGAGCTATAATATTTCTACCGAACGGATCCAAAGCTAAAGCATCATTAGGAGAATCAATACGTGACGCTTCTAATTGTTTATTCCCTATGTAATATCCACCTACATTTGGTTGATCTAAAATTGAATTTATTGCTCTTCTTGCTGTGTCAACAATTTCTCCAACAATTGACCTTTCATAGTTGGGAGAATATCTATTTAAACTTAAGTTGAAATATAGTTGTGATTTTTGTCCACCTCCTGTGTTATCTATAAAGTTTTGTGATGGGGAATCTTGGGTAAACGCTCTACCAAATAATTTACCTACTCCGGTTGCTCTTTGAACCCCTTGATCATCTGTTGTAACTCTCGGGTCTCTACCATCGGAAAAAGCACCAGCAATTTGACCAAACAAACTTAAATTATTTTGTGGTTGGGAAAAGTATTCTCCGGGAATCACAGAACCGGGAAAATAAAATCCTCCGAGTCTTGCCGCAAAATCAGCCGCCGCTATTGCTATATTTGAAGGTCTTGTAATTACCCAATCTCTTTCTACTAGTGGCCTTTTACCCTGTAAAATTTGTATTGCTTGTACGGGATCTCCAACTGCATTGGGTAAGTTAACTCTCCCTACAGTATTTTGTATTATTTCTCTACCTATTCTTTCTTGAAATTCTTTTTTTAACACTCTTGATCCGAGTTGTGCAATAAAAGAATCTTGTGATAATGATCCGTTATCTCCTGTTGGGTTATCCTGTAGCAATATTTGATAAGGTGAATAACTTGAAGGTACAAAACTTAAAGGATCACTATATTGTTTGAAAGTTGGTATTGATTGAATGTTACCAATTGTGACTAATTGTATTTTGTTTTGTGGTGCATATTTGTTAAATGTAGGAATATCTCTTTGTATGGGTTCACTAATTTGTGGTAACTTATTATCTGAATAATCATACGGTCCTAAATTACTTTTGGTATTAGCTAACCCTCCCGCATCTATTATTTTCAAAAACCCTCCTTCAGGACCATAAGCATTTAATGGATACAACTTATCAGCAAAAGGGTCTTGTGATATGAATTCATCAGGTGAATCAATGACAGAATAATCACTTAAAACAGTCACATAGTTCACATCATTTGCCGGAGGAGTATAAGCACCCGGAACAGTATAAGGTTTAAGGTTTTTAGCCATTAATTTGTTCCTGAACGATGATGTTGAATCAAATGTTAAACTACTCGGCATTTTTTGTTGAGATGTTTTTTATATAAATACAAAGATTCCCTTTTTTTATTGGTTTAACAAACCAAATGTTATTGCTCTTTGTGCAATTATTTCTTTTGCCCCATCAACTATTTTATCCATGAAAGGTTGACTTAATATTTCTGTTTTAGTGATGTAATTAGCAAGTTCTGCTGGATCCATCTTTATTGATAAACTTAAAGGGTTATTCGGATCTGCCGAAACGAGTACTTTCCCAACTGATGTATTTGCCAAAGTTTGAACATAAGTTGAATAATTAACATTAGCTGGTGGTGCCGATGTAGATGTTGATGGTACCGAAGAAGATGATGGTATCAAACTTGATATACCCGGAATTGAGGATAAACTAAATGATCCTGTCTGAACTTGTGTCAATATTTTCATGAACCCTTCGGAAAATTTATCATAGAAATTTTTAGCATCAGGAAATGCTTTTTCAAAACTTTCTTTGAAAGCGTTTTCAAATTGATCACTAATTGATTTAAGAAGTTTTGCGTCAACCGTACCTGTACTCATTGCCGTAGCCAATTGTGCCGCAGAATTAGTAATAGCAGCTTCTAATGGTTTCCATGTATTTGGATCTTCTATTTTTTGGAACATTTTACTTGGGTCATAATATGTACCGCCTCCTTGAGTGAACTCCCTATTTTCAATTCCTATCGCAGCAGCACCTGTTGTTAACATTTCTCTACCTAGTTGTGCACCTTTTTGAACTATATTAGTTACCTTTGCACTTGAACCTAATCTTCTCGGTAAAATACCTTGTAAAGATTTTACTTCATTTATCAATGTCAATAAATGTCCATTGGATTCTGTTTGAAGTTGAACCATGTCTTTAGCGGGCTTTTCTTGTTCTGCCATTTTTGCTTCTAATGATTTCCAATCTTGTTCTGAAAGTTCATCTAATGCTTTTTCCATTCCATCAATAGTTACAACATATTGACCTTCGTATTTTCCTCCCATTCTACCTATTGAAGCTAGTTGAGCAATCATTTGTCTACTCTTTTCGTCTTTAGCAAAATCCGGAAAAACTATTTCTGACATTTTTTTCTTTAACTCCCCTGTTTGTAAACCAACATTCATCAAGTAATCCAAACTCATCCCGGTTGATTCTGATATTTGTCTTATCAATGGTTTTGCATAATCATACAATTCCATTTTTTGAGTACTTTCATTAAAGTATGTCAATTGAGACATGGCCTCTCCCAACGCTTCTTGTAGTTTTTGTGGATCATTTCTTGCCATGTCTTGTAATTCATAAGGATTCAATAGTGAAGTTACCGATACACCTAATCTTTGGAAATCCGCTGCCATTTGGACTGCTTTTTCAGGATTGAACAATTGGTCCGCAATTTTCAAAGTATCATCCATTTTAATCTTCATACTGGTCGCATGTGCGGCCATTTTAGCCATACCCTCAACACCATTCTGAAAATTAAATAAATTTATTTTACTCAAATTTGATTCTACTTGGTCAAAAACTTTTTGTGCGTTGACACCCGCTTCTCTTGCAACATTGAATATTTTTGTTGTTTCGTATCCAATATTTTTTACATTAAAACCCGCCTGTGTAAACACATCTACTAACTTGGTTACCCCTTGTTGTGTAACTCCAAGTCCGTCGTTTGTCATATTAACAGTCGCATATAAATCAGCATACGTTTCAGTTGTTAATATTGACATTTCACCCATAGACTCATTAACCCCTTTTTGGATGTCTAACAAATCGGCAAAACTTCCTCCCATACCTTTTACCGCAACCTCAGCTAATACCATAGAATTTCTTATTTCTTCAGCAAAAGCTCTGGATCCCCCGAATGAATAAGATAGTTTTCTTGCTACATTATCATAATCTACTAACGCTTGTAGTGCTTGATCTGTAAATCCCTTAAATTGAGAGGTGATAACTTTTTGAATTTCCGCCGGTAAGGATGATAGGCTCTCAACACTTAGATCTTTTATAGGATCCGTTAATTCTTCATTTTCAGAACTATTACTTTTACCATATAAATGAAATAACATAATATTATTTTAAGATAAATATTTACAAAAAAATTATTTAGGGGGCGTTATATCTTTAATATGTTGTTCAATCATAAATTTTCTTAACCATATGGGTATGTTAAAAAAATCTTGATATGAAACATTTAGATATTTCGTACAAATATAATATTCAAAAGCTTGACTTTGTTTGTAATCAGAAGAAAGGCCGAAAAAAGTCCACCCCGAAAGATACCTGTAAAGATACCTCTCTTCCTGATGGGGCGATAATAGTTCTTGTTAAGTCCAAACCGGGTTCATTTTCATTCATGAAATTTCTTATGTATTTTGAATCAGCTATTGGTAAACTTTCTATGGTTTGTTGTATAAAACCTTTTTCATTGTTACCATTTATTTCAATAATCATTCTACTCAACTTGTAAGTTTGTCTTGGTAAAACTCTTCCAGCGTAATAACTTTGTAATGTTCTTTCTATTTCTTCGGACTCCCCAAAAGAAATTGGTTTCAATTTTACATTAAGTCCTGATTTAGGGAGAGTTGTCTCAAAATAACCTTCTTCATTTGGTTGAACCTTTGTTTTTTTGAAGTTTAATTCATCCAAAAGAATTGTATGTGAAAATTCTTTATCTGTTCCTGGGTCAATTAAATTAAAGGTATATTCAGGTCCAAAAGCCGTATTTCTTAAGAAGATTAAAATTGCCTGTAGGTCACCATCCAAAAGTTCCTCAGGTCTTAATTCTGGTTCATAAATTTTATTTCTTAACAAAGAAAGAATAACACCTTCTTTAATTGAGGTACCAGCCATGATTATGTTTTCATCAGCAGCTGTTAAGTACCCAACCTTTACACTTTTCTTTTTAGATTTGTAAAAGATTCCTCCCGTAGGTAATTTAACCACATCATGTGGTAGAGAAAAATTTTCTTGTCCGTATTTCATTGCTTCTTCCATAAAAAAAACGTAGGGTTTTGTCCCTACGTTAAATATAATTAACTTTACTTTTTATGTAAATATTATTAATTAATAAACTAATATACATCTATCCATACGTAAAGTTGCGGAAATTTCCATGATCTTATCATCACTATAACCTAAATCACCGAATTTTACATCTTTAAGAAAAGTTCCTTCTAATATCCATTTCTCAACAACAACACCGGTTGGATCTAACATCTCTAGATCTACGTTTCTTTTATAACCAACGGCATAACCCATACGACCTGTTACAGATTCAGCACACAATCTTACCCATTCCATAAGAGCTTGAGAAGCTGAAGGTCCTATTGGATCTCTAAACTTAACACTTATTGTTTGCCATTCAAATCTACCAGCCACATAAGTAGAAGTGTTCAAAAATGGTATATCAACAACTTTTATATCTATAGAAGGTCTGCTCGCAGAAGTAACAAACCACTCATTTATACCTAATGGACTTGGAAATCTTAAAATAAACCTATTCGCTCTTTTCGGTTCGTAAGGTATAGGCATTTTCATTAGTAAATCAGCCATAATAATTAGTTTTAATTTTTTTTATTTATTATAAATATATCCCAAATAATTTTTTTATTTACTTTTTTTTAAAAAAAAATATTATCTAGTTTCCAGTATACTTAAATTTAACTCGCTTACTTAAAAATTCATCTTCACTAGTCTTTTCAATATTCTTTCTATCGTCATCTGAAAAACCTACAAATGGTAAAAAGAAATTTTTAACGTCATTTTTAATGTAAGCTTTTTTATTAAGTTCGTGTGATAAATCCGTCACATAATTAACAAACTTTTTTAGAGCTTTGACTTTTTCTTGTTCCGGGTTGGCCTCACTTCCTTTTCCAAAACTTACAGGGTAAAACTGACATAAATCTAAATATGAATTTATTAGTTCCATTTTGGACAGATCATCTTGATCCATAAATTCACGATATTTTTTTAAATTTTTGTATAGTTCGTTATTATCAATACCATTGGTATTTGATACTATATAGTTATATACCGCTTCTTTTAATGTAGTGGGGTTGTGTCCTCTAGCGGTGATAATTGAAAATATTGATCCTCCATTAATACATTCCACGAAATCGTTCCAAGAAGGTCCCGGTTCGGCTAACATGGAATCTATTATAAATCTTTTATCACCTTCGGTTCTAAAATGTCTGAAAGGATTTTCTGCATAACCAACTATTTGATCTCCTTTGTAGTTAAAATTTTCATTACCTATTCTTGACCTATACTTGGCAAAATCTTCAGTGGACATACCGATCTCTTCCCCTTCAGAATTTTTTAACATTATATTTGTAGGCATATAAACTATATTATCATCCCAATCAAAAGCATAATATTTCAAATCGGGTGTTCCTTCTTTAAATCCTTCTTTAATAATTCTTTTCATAATTTTTCAAAAAAAGTGGGGTTATAAATTACCACAAATTTATAACTTTTCTGTGATAAATCTAACCCCACCTATTTTAATGTTAGATATTTTCAAATGACGCACCTGTTGGTGTAATCAAGAATTCAATATCTATAAATTCAAGAGCTTTGGTAGGTTTAATGTAGATCTTACCAGTTAATTGATTTCTGTCTAAATCTTCAGGTGAAGAAGATACTGTGACACGGAAATCATATAAACCTCTATCTCTTCTGATACCATCTAATATAGGATTAACAGCATCTAAGAAATCTTGTCTTACTCTTTCATCATTCTGTTCAAACAACAATCTAACAGAAACTGCCGAAATTAATTTTCTAGCTTGAAGAAGTAATCTTCTAACATTGATACGATCAAGAGCGGATTCTCTAATTTGAAGAGTTTTGTTACCCCAAATTACTGTTCCCACGTCAGAGAATGTTGCAATTGGGTTAATTCTTCCTTGATAAAGAGTATCTCTATCTTGTTGTGTAAGTTTCTTTCTAGCCTTTATTGAATTAACAAGACCTCTTGTGTAACCTGCAGAAGCAAACCACGGGAATGAAATGTTATCAGTCAATGCTAGATTTCTTGTTACCTCAGCGGTTGCCGGGATATAAATTTGAGTGTTATTAACAGTATCTCTTGTTAGAACCCAAGGATAATAAGTAGCCGTATAGTTTGAATCTATACCGGTTTCTTCCAAATTATCAACCGCTTCTTGTGGATAAATAAGATCCAAATTATCGGTAATTGTAGGAACAAACATATTGTAATCAGGTGTTGTTGTAATGTAAATTGAGTCAGCTCTACTGAATTCAATCATGTCTATAGCTTCTTCTACTAAATTACTATTGTTAACATGGTCAATACCCGGTGTTACAAAAACATTTATATTAACCGCCTCAGGGTTAGAGAAAGTGTGTTGTCCCAAAAGATAAGCGTAATAATCAGTATTTGCCCAATCTCCTGTGTTATCACCAACAGTAATTCTTCTGAATAGACCCGCTCCGGTTGCGTTGGGGTATCTATCATCCGGACAAGCTCCTTTGAGATATCCCGATTTACCAAGTACAAATTGATCTGAGTTTGTTCTATATTCTCTATATATATCCCATCCGTCAAAACCTCCAGCTACAAACAAAGTGAACTTCCTTGCAAATATTCTGTAGTAAGGATTTTGATCATCATCAGGATCTTCACGGAAAGTTGCAACACCACATTCAAACGCAGGTTGGCCTGATGTTGTGAATCCTTTAGGTATTGTGATTACAGATGCACCCTCGTCCATATGGAAACCCGCAGTTTTGTAAGCCCAATCTTGTAAAGCCGGATTACAAACATCTCCAATGTTTTGTTTACCGAAATACTGATAAAAATCAGAATCATAACCTATAGAAGATGAAAGACCTAAATAAGTTCTTCTAACATTGTCACCCGCAGAAGAAACTGGATTATCAGTGCCTGAAGGGAAACCAAACGGAGGATTAAAGATTACTTCACCTGGGAAGAAATATTTTGTTTTATAGATCGGGAAAGGAGATCTTACACCATCATACAATCTAAAATTATATCCTTCAAATCCACAAGGTAATGAATCAACAGGTGCCTCAACATTAAGTTCAACCATGATAAATTTAGAATTCAAAGCAAATTCACCATCTGAGGAACCAATTTTTTTACCTACATAGTTATTCTGACCCGGGTCCATAGAACAATTAGTGAATTTTTCTAATACAACCGGATTAGCATCTGTATCATAGAAGTCTCTAACGATTACGTCAAACGTCAAGTTATTAAATGACATGTTAGCTAAAGAAATCTTCAACTGATCATTTGCACTATTCCCATCAGAAATTGATACAAATCTAAATAATCTATATACTTTATTACCTCTGAGTTCAGATACAACATAAGGACTTGCAGGACTTTGATATTTTTCGGCGTAGTATGCAATATTATCAATTTTACCTGATCTTGCACTATCTAACTCAATTATGTCTTGTCTTAAACCTCTAATGTATCCTTTATTATATGCCCATCTTAAAAGAACATCATATCTTTCTTCAACCATCAAAGGAACCTCTTTTCTGTCTTTACCAAAGTTGGATACACCAAATACCTTAGGAAGGTAAGTAGCGTCGGAAGAGGCCATTGAAGTTTTGAAAGTAAACAATTGATTGTCTTTATTAATAACATTGATACCAAAAGGAGCAAATGGATTCTTTCTAACAGCACCATAAGAACCTGTGAAATCAAGTGTAACTTTAGTACAATCATCAACTTCGTATTTAGGCCCATCGTCATCTTGATCAAAAATTGAAATACCTCTTGATCTCAAAGTTGCTATCACAACATTATTATATTCTGTGTAACTTGTACCTGTATAATAGTATATTACACCATACATAGTTCCTGAGAAACAAACGGGAGGTGTGGTAGAAGTGGCCGTCGGTGTGACTGAAGGTGTTGGATTATCTTCACAAGGGTTTGGTGGTGTAGGAGCCGCGGTTGTAGTTGTTGTAGTATGAGGTGTGTTATTAGGAAACACATATAAACTACCCACAGCGGTCCAAAATGAAAATCCTGAATAAGAATCTCCGGTTGGATTATCAAATAAAGAATAATACCATGAATCATTTTTTGGTGACGTATAATCAGCCAATAAGGAATCTACATTTGAAACATCCAATACGTTCGTTCCTGCTGTAAATCCTGAAGAAAGAGTTACATAGTCGTCATGTTCTATGGTACCAAAATAATAGATAGAGGAAGCACTCTTTGAAGGTGTCGTGAAAATGCCTTGTAATTGAGCTTTCAAATCACTATCTAAAGTAGAAGTTCCACCATCAAACTTTGTATACTCATTGTTAATTATACTTTGAATTTCATTAGGGAAATTTGTTAAGAAATCAATTGTATCTATGGAGTTATTACATCCTGAGAAATTTACCATAAAAGGTAATGTGACCGCAGTACAAGAAATGTCACAAGTTTGAGCGGTGAAATTGGGAGTTTTAACACATATTTCATTGAACCCTACAGTAGAACTATCTACGTTGGCTATTGTTGTTATAGACCAAGAAGGTCCCGCATCATATCCGGACAATCCCAAAACTCTCGTCATGAACATTTGATTGGATTGTTGTAAATAAGCTTTTGCTATATATGAAGCCTCATATTTAGGGATTTGAGTATTAACAAACTTTTCCGGAGAAGTTCCTCCGAAATATGTTTGAAACTCATCATAATTTGTAATGAATATAGGTTCAAAAGCCGGTCCCTTCAAAGCTTCACCTACAATGCCCAAAGTAGTTACACCAACACTCTGAGAAACGAAACTTAAGTCCCTTTCAGAAGTGTAAACACCCGGAGATACGAATACTTTACTATTTGTTGCCATTTAAAAAAAAATTTTAGATTTATTTATTTAATCATAAATATTTCTTTTTTTAGCAAAAAACTTTACTTTTCAAAAGATATTTATAAGTTGGCAGATTATTTTCTACCTTTTTTCTGCCTGTCATAGTTATGTCAGAAAACAAAAAAATAAAGAATATTAAGATATCAATAGAATCACACGAGGTTCTCAAAAAATATTGTGAAAAAAAAGGAATTAAAATTTACAAATTTTTAGAAAATTTAATTTTTGAAAAGTGTAAAGAAAAGAAGGATATCTATGGTGAATCCTAAACTATATTGGCTGTGAAGTTAAGTTTAGATGAATTACTTGATACAGATTTCACTATTTCAAACCTCAACAAATCTTCACTATTGACTTGAATTTTTGATAAGTTAGACCCATAATATTCATCGTTAATGTAAACCTCATATGACTGATAGTTTACACCATCTACAAAAGACAAATCTACTTTATCAAAAAATCTTTTATTAGTTACATTTGATGTTTCAGAAAACAAAACTTCCACACTATAAGTTGATGGGTTAGTTGATGGTTTTCTCTTTTTCTTTTTTCTATTGTCCCCTGAAACTTCATATAATTGTAAAACTCTTGAAACCGCTGGTTTGATTTCAAATTCGTCTTCATCCATTAGGAACCCTAACATTGTGAAATCATATGATTGTATGTAGTATTTCCTTTTTTCCAAATCCATAACTGATTCATCAGATACATTATCCCATATTATTGGAATATAATGTCCTTTAATTTGTGTGTAAGCTTGACGGGATGAAAATTTTTGTAAAACAACTTTGTTAAAACTATTTAATTCTCTCATTCTATTACAAATGATTTTAACAGAAAATTTTAAATCAACCGGAATTGGTTGTGGAATTTTATAAACATCTACGTTCAATCTGTTGCCGTCGTAATTTGGAACCGACGCATAATAAAATTGTTTTCTCACGGGAATGGTGTATATTGCAGGATTACCCCCAAATTTCATTTCCGGACTTTTTACAACTGATATGAATGGAGGTGAAATATTGTTATCCAAATCTTGAAAATTCCAAGTTTCAGTAAATTGAGCCCAATTCTGAGTGGTGATTATAATATCAACATTAGGAACCTTTTTACCATCAACAACAAGTTTAAGATCTTCCTTCACAAAGTCCAAAAATCCCCTATCCAAATCAGCATGAAGAATTGATTTTGGAAGAAAAGTTCCCTTTTCGTTTATTTTTTCCAATAACTCAACTCTTCTCGGATATAGAGTTCTCTGATATCCTAAAGTAATATCTTTTTTTATTTTTTTAGGGAATCCCATTATTATAGTTTTACATAATTAGTTCCGGGTATAAAATCTTTTGCCTCGTATTTTGGTAAAAGAGTTCTCCATGTATGTCCGAATGTTTTTTCAAAGTGTGGTTTATCTTTGAAAGATTTCCAATCTCCACCCCAAACCCAATTATTTCTTTTTAGTATTTCAACAACTTCCATCCAATCAGCTTTACCATCCTTATCAAAGTCAATATTGTCCTCCCAACTTGCAGAATCAAATTTTCCGTCATTATTGGTATCTTTAATTAAAACAATGTCTAACGCCAACCCATAATTATGAATTGATTGACCTCCTTTAGCTTTGGTTACAACACCTAATCTTTTACCATTTGCATCAAACAATCTTGTTCTACCTTGTGCGTAAATTGCGTCTTGTTCTGCAAATGTTCTTAAGGTGTAAGCAAATCTACAGATCGCCTTTCCGTTTAGTGCTGGAACGATTTGTGCCCTGTAGATATAATTTACTTCTTCTCTTACTGCAGGATGTAATAATTGAATCCTGTCTAACGTGATTTTGTCTTCCATATGTTTTAGTTTTTTATTCTTGCTTGGGCAATTAATGTATCATTACCATATTGAAATCTAAAAGTAAGATCCGGGTATTTGTTTTGTAAATATTCTAACCATTTTTTAACACTTTTCTTCGGCATGAAAGAAGATTTAACTTTATCTTCTTCATAATCAAACTTATCAAGTTGTTCTTGTGGAGTTTGGGTAATCCCTTGTTCCTTTAGAATTCTATAATATTGTGATTCAGTTAATTTTATTCTCATAACCCTCTAAATTCATTTTGACTAACAGGTGTTGCAATAATAGTTTTGTAAAAAGGTTTGTAACCTGCATAAGTATGTTTATTATCTGAAACAACCCTTCCGTCATTTGCGACAACATAATATCTAACCCTTGTTTCAGTTTCATAATATCCGATATAATCACCTTGATCAATATCAATACCAAGTTCATCTAAATGTTTTTGATAAACAGAAATTTTAATATTTCCTGGCTCAACTTGGCTTAAATTAGTTTTATTACCTATCATTTTATTCTCAGGTGCGGATACTTGAATATAAGCTTTGAATTCAACAGGTGCCATATACTTAACACCATCAGTCAATGTTTCACCATAAACATCATCTGTTTTGGTTTTATATCTATCAACCTTATATAACACGCAAGTGAAGTTCATGTCACCTTCCAACCATTCACTACCCATTTCAATATCCAAAGAATAATCTTCGGCACCGAAAAACTTACCAAGTCGTGTTATGGGAACCTTTTTTTCCATATTGATAAATATCTTTATTTTTATTATCTTTATATAAAAAGTTTTTTTGGAAAATGGAACACATTTAATTGAGAGAAAGGCGCTTGAAATGCTTGAGACATATTCAGGTTCAAATAACTATATCCTAAAGATCCAACACCAACAAAGTATTAATAAAAAGTTTTATCCTACCCGATCTCAATCTGAATACATATTAACTTTTCACGACACAAAACCAAAGGTTGCAAAAAAATGGGTTGATCTTGATCCATATTTTGCAAATAAAATATCTGATGAAAAGTTATATACAAAGGTTCCGGATCAGGTTTGGGTTGAGAAGTTATTAGTTGAAAAAGAAAAAGCATACCACATTTGGGGTAAGTTCTTTTCCGGTGAAACTAACCACGAATTTTGGTTACCAAAGTCGGCATTAATTAAAACTCACACAATAGAAAAGGTAGATATTGATTATTCAAAGTATGATCATAGACCTCCTTTATCACATCAGAAAGAAGCAATTGAGAAATTGGTTGGTAGTAAAAGATTTATCTTGGCGGATGATATGGGATTGGGTAAGACCACATCCACAATTATTGCCGCTCTTGAAACCGGGGCAAAAAAGATTTTAATTATTTGTCCCGCATCTCTTAAGATTAACTGGCAAAGGGAAATTTCAAATTATAGTGATAGAAGTGTTTATATCTCTGAAGGTAAAAACTTCTCAACTGAACACGACTTTGTTATTATTAATTACGATATCATTAAAAACTTTTATGATACCAAAGACAAAGAAAACTCGCTGATTTATAAATCAAACTTTGATTTGATTATTATTGACGAAGCACATTACCTTCAGAATACCCAAGCTCAAAGAACCAAACTTGTTAATTCTTTTGCAAAAAAAGCTAACAGGTTATGGTTATTGACCGGGACTCCTATGACTTCCCGTCCAATCAACTATTTTAACTTACTAAACCTTATTGAATCCCCTGTCGCACAAAATTGGATGGCTTATGTCATAAGATACTGTGAGGGATATCAGTTTAGGGTTGGAGGTAATAGAAAAATTTGGAATACAAATGGTGCTTCTAACTTGGAAGAGTTAAGAGACAGAACTTCAAAACAAGTATTAAGAAGATTGAAAACTGAAGTATTGGATCTTCCTGATAAGATTATCACCCCCGTTTATTTGAGATTAAGATCCAAACTATATGAGGGTCTGATGGGTGATTATTATAATTGGTATGAAAAAAACCCTGAAGAATCTTCATCTCTGACAGTTCAGTTTTCAAAACTGATGAAAATTAGACAAGTGATTGCTGAAGAAAAAGTTTCATCTACAATTGAACTTGCGGAGAACATTATTGAACAAGGGAAGAAAGTTATTATATTCACAAACTTCACCAATACTCTTAAAACTTTACTAGATCACTTCGGTAAAAAGGCGGTTGGTCTTGATGGGTCATCGTCTAAAGTGGAAAGGCAAAATGCAGTTGATCAATTCCAAGAGAATGATAAGATACAAGTGTTTGTTGGAAACATCAAAGCTGCGGGTGTTGGTATTACATTAACTTCTTCTGAAGCGGTTATAATGAATGACTTATCATTCGTTCCATCGGATCATAGTCAGGCAGAAGATAGGGCTTACAGATACGGACAAAAATCAAATGTGTCGGTTTATTATCCCATATTTGAAAATACAATAGAAGGTATCATCTACGACATGTTAATGAAAAAGAAAAACATATTTGAAACTGTAATGGGTGATAATATGGATAAGGGAGATTTCGTAGAAGAAGTTATGAATTTAATTAACAATAGATCGTAATATTTATTGATATGCAAAGTATCAATGAAAAAATATTACAAATTAAAAAGTTAATATCTGAAGGTCCGGTAGAAGAAAAATCTTATCTCTTAATGGAGATGAAAAAAATAGGAATAGATAAATTACCCTATTCTTTATCCGCTCTTAAAAGGTTCATAGATGCAAAAACTATGGACTTTCACTATAACAAACACTACAAGGGTTATGTAGACAAGTTAAATGACGCACTACAAAAAAGAGATTATGGTGATTTAGATTTAGAACAAATTGTTAAAAGAATATCTAAATTCAACACAACAATAAGAAACAATGCGGGAGGAGCTTATAATCACGCTTTGTTTTGGAAAATGTTGTCTCCTACTGAACAAAAACCCTCAAAAAAAATTTTTGATAAAATTAAAAAAGATTTCGGTAGTTTTGCTGAATTCAAAAGAAAATTTGAAGATATTGCAAAAAAAAGGTTTGGTTCCGGATGGGTTTGGTTAATACTAACTAAAGGAGGCAAACTTCGTGTTGTTTCAACGCCAAATCAGGATAATCCTCTGATGAACATATCAAAAAGAAAAGGATTTCCAATTTTGGGGTTAGATCTTTGGGAACACGCTTTTTACTTGAAATATCAAAATAAAAGAGATGAATATATTAAAAATTTTTGGAGTGTCGTAAATTGGGAATTCGTAGAAAAGTTATACGACATGAAAACGAACACAGTATTACAAGAACAATCACTATTAAAAAAACTAAATTTGAAAACTCTTATAAACGAGGGATTAGAAAAAGCTGTGTCTTTTTGCTCCCACGAACAACAACAACAATATAAAGATTTACTTTCAGTTTGGACATTCAAACAAAAATTTGTTGACAGATGGAAAAAACTTCTAAAAATATTATATCCGGGCTCTTGGAAAGCGGATAATGAGTTATTTCAAGGACATATGGAAGGGGTTTATACTGCAACAAATGAAAGATCTCTCTTAAATAATCTTACATCTTCATATTCGGCTTTTTGTATTCTACATAATGATATTAACACTTATCTCAAAAATAGTGGAGAACCTGTCATAATATTCAATGATGATGTTAAAAATAATTTAGTCGAATTGGATAGATTTTTTGATATAATGATTGAACTAAAAGATAGGATCTTCAATTTGGCAACTTCCAAAACATTTCAAAAAGTAGAAAAGACACTAAAAAGAAATGATTGTTTCGGTAAAAGAAATGAAGATGCGGCTATGAAAATTATCAACAAAATGTGGGACATTGCTGAATGTAAAATAAAAGCTGGTGGAGGATTGAGAACAGATATGCTTGCCGGGGTTGACGCCGCCATTTTTCTTGATAACGGAGAAACATGGACCGCACAAATAAAACCTTATAAATCTTTAACATACATCTCAGGGGATGAAAAATTAATAAAAATTGATGGAATATCTTTGATGAAGAAATATTCTGTTGATGTTTTTGTGTTTGTTAATGTTGCAAGTATGAAAGTCTACGTAATAGATAATAATTTGATATCTCATACGTCAAGCACTGCAACATTTAAAGAGAAGGATATAATAAAAGAACTAACTGGGGACTCAAGTATTGAATTACTTGATTGTTCTCAATATTTATAGTAAACATAAAATATGGCAATAATATCCGAACCACAGAGAACCAAGTTATTCACAAGAGTTAGACACTTATTAGGTGCCCCTCTTAGAAGTGTTGAGCTAGAAGATGAAATGTTAGATTCCCTTCTTGAACTTTCAATAGGAGATTATTCGCAATACAT